AACTCTAAAATAGTTAGCCTTACAAATTATAAAAAATAAGGCATTCTAGTATTAGACTTAAAGAAGGAAGGGTTACCAAATGCCTTTAATTCGTAAGTTTGCTGTTCAGGGACATGCCGTCCCTAATGGCTACAGTAGTCCTCGTGGACCATTTCCTCCTGAGATTTTCGCGCAAAATCCCAGAGCGGAAGACGACTTTCCAGAATCCGACTCTTTACACGAAGCACTAGACGATGTGCGTTTTTTTAAATGCAGATATTGTTTAGATATACTCTACGAGAATGAATTAAACACCCATGATTGCAATCAGGAAGAAGAATAAAAATGGCAACAAATAACAATGGTCATCTACTAGATGACGCAGGAAACGTAGTCGTTGACTTCGTATGGGGTAACTTTCCTCTACAGCCAAACGACGTACGCCCAGACACAGTAGCGGGTCGTCTAGACTATTCTCTAGATAACCACGTTATCGCAGAAACCGCATGGAACGGCTACCCACTATACGAGCCAAACACCGATGGTGAGTACGTTTCAGGCACCCCATTCATCGTTGTACCTAACGTTCTAGGTCTAACCACTGCTTTGGCTTTGGATGCACTTAAGGATGCTGGTTACGTAGCAGCTAACATTACTACCGCTACTGCTGCCACAAACGCAGCCAAGAGCATCACTCTTGTAACTCGTACCGCTGGTTCATATGAAGTATCTATCACCGCAACTGGTGCAGTAGCTGCTTACCCAGTAGGCACCAAGATTACCGTTTCAAGCACTGGTACCGTAGATGGTACTTGGACTGTAACTGGTAACTCAAGCACTAACGTAGTGAAGTTCACATCAACTGCAAGCACCGTACTTACTTCAGGTACAGGTTCTGTAATTGGTGTTGCTGGAACTGTAAAGACCCAGTCAGTTGCTGCTCTTGCAGACAGCATCGCTCTTGGTACCACAATCACAGTAACTCCTTGGGCTGCAGCTAGCTAATAGCTAAAAGGATTTAAATAATGGCTGAGCGCCTGAACTCTAGTAACCTAGGTCAATTTGCCTTGGGGAGTTCAGGCGTTCAGGCTTATGACCCTGTAGGTTATGAGTTGGGTGCCAAGGGCAGAACAATGGAGCAGATTGCTGAGCTACAAAATGTTGAAAGCATAAGAACAGCTCTAGCATTAGCAAATGAACAGTACGATGAAATGGGTTTTCTTGGAGGCATAGCCTCCTCTACTACTGCTAGAAATATAGCTCAAAGTCAAAATGAAATATTTAATGATTTACTTTATGAAAAAGACTTTGCAGATGGTGAATTTCTACATCAATATAATGCCGGCTTTTATTACAACCCAGATAACAGAACTTCTGGAAGAAAAACAAGAAGCAAGAAGTATGACGTAGGTCCAACTTTTAGAGGTATTGCACTTCCACCTTCAGCACTAGCCGACTTGCCTACTTCAACTTCAAACTGGAAAAGACCAAGAACAGTAGCTGCAGGTTACGATTATGACGAAGAGTCTGACTTAGGTACTGTTACAGTTGTGTTCCGTGACGGAACCTTTTATAATTATTATGATGTTCCATCTTCTGTCTGGGTAGAATTCCACGCATCTTTTTCTAAAGGCCCAATGCTAAACAGGGCAAGTAGTAAAGGTAAGCAAGCACAGGACGGCAAACTGCTATCTTACAAACATGGTCCAGCAGACATGAGCCAGTTAAGTAAGAGAGCGCAAGAATTCCTGTACCGTGTAGCCAGAACAGTACAGATTTATGCTAGAGAAACCTCTCCAAGAATAGACTCTAGAACTAATAAAGCTTATCAATCTGGGCGATACACTACTGTAGGTGCTGCTCAGAATGTTAGAGTTGGAAGAAAAAGAAACTTAAATAAAGCCGCTAAAAAAGGCGGGTATAACCCAAATAGAAATGCTGGAAGAAACAAAAGACCATAAGGAATACATGCCACGGACACATAACATTGGAACTAAAAGATTTGTACAGTTTATTGACTTTCCTGTAAAATGGGGATATAAACTAGTAGTAAGAGGATGGACGCAAGAAATTAAGCATCCATTTCGTACATCAACACCATTAATTTTTAGGCTACCCTTTCACAAGGCAGTAGTCTTTGGTAAATGGACTGGACAACAACACGACGAAGAGTCGGCACTAAATAACGCGATACAAGGACGGATATTAACAGATGAAGATTTTGAAGAAGGATGGACCCCGCCAGCTCACAAAGCTAGAGAAGAGGGTGTCTGGGATTGGGACGTCTGATTTAATTATGTGGGCTGAAAATGCCTTATATGTTATTGGTAAAGAAATTACTCATCACCAACGTGATAAGAATGAGTTTGCTCTTGAGGAAGCTCTTATGGGAGCTGAAGCTTTAGTAGCTATTATCAAAGAATTACAAAAGAGGCTGTAATGAATCCTGAAGATGAAGAGTATTACGAAGATGCCCCAGTTCCTGAAGGTTTAGAAGAAGCGGATGATGATGACTGGCAATTTGAAGAAATTGACCCAGAATACTACAGAACTTCAGAAGAAGATGAAGAACTACCTTTTGATGAAGATGAGGAAGAAGATGTCTTCTCTCAAGATTTTATTGACCGATTAATTGATAAAATAATGCTTTTCATGGATGGCCTTGTAGGCTATGCACTTCATGACTATCAGGCACCACTAGCTAGAAGAATTATTGAGGCAGTACTCATTGGTAAGGGTGATGAAATTACCGCCTTAGCGTCTCGTCAGTCAGGAAAATCTGAGACTATTGCAAACACAGTAGCCACGCTTATGGTGCTTCTTCCCAAGCTATCTGTTTTATACCCAGAGCTTTTAGATAAATATAAAAATGGTATTTGGGTAGGATTGTTTGCTCCTACAGAAGGACAGGCAGAAACCTTGTTTGGACGTACCGTTAGCCGGTTGACTTCCGAAAGAGCTCAAGAGCTACTTGGAGACCCTGAGATTGATGACCAGGCTGCCAAAATTGGTGGTGTAACTAGAATGGTTAGACTAAAAAATTCAGGCAGTAGCATCACAATGATGACCGCTAACCCACGAGCCAAGATTGAATCTAAGTCTTTCCATCTTATTGTTATTGATGAGTGTCAGGAAGCAGATGACTTTGTAGTATCCAAGTCTATTGCTCCTATGTTGGCTTATTATGCTGGTATTATGGTAAAGACAGGTACTCCTACAACTTCTAAGAATAACTTTTACAAAGCTATTCAATTGAACAAAAGATTACAGACTGAAAGAGGTCGTAGACAGAACCATTTCCAGTGGGACTGGCGTGACGTATCTAAAGTCAACACAAACTATAAAACATTTATTAAGCAAGAGATGCTAAGAATTGGAGAAGACTCAGATGAATTTCAGATGTCGTACAACTGCAAATGGCTACTTGAACGTGGTATGTTTGTCACGACTTCACTATTGGATGAACTTGGTGACACATCTCAAGAGCTCGTCAAAGTATGGCATAAAACCCCTGTTGTCGTTGGAATCGACCCCGCTAGAAAAATGGACTCAACCGTTGTCACAGTCGTCTGGGTGGACTGGGATAGACCTGATGAGTTTGGCTATTTTGACCATAGAGTCTTAAATTGGCTTGAAATCCAAGGAGACGACTGGGAAGAACAATACTTCCAGATTGTAAACTTCCTGTCTAATTACGATGTTCTTGCTGTTGGAGTTGACGCAAACGGTGTTGGTGACGCAGTAGCTCAACGTCTTAAGCTCCTTCTAGGTCGTTCCGACGTATTTCCGCTAACATCATCACAGTCGGAACAGTCTAAAAGATTTAAACATTTACAAGCTTTAATCCAAAGAAGGTCACTTAGCTACCCAAACCACGCAAAAACCCGTAGACTAAGAGTACATAAACGTTTTATTCAGCAAATGACAGATGCTGAAATAAAATATAAAGGACCAAACTTCATAGTTGAAGCACCGGATGAATCCTATGCTCACGATGACTTTGTTGATTCTTTGGCTATTGCTTGCTCTCTAACCCAGTCCCTAGTTATGCCAGAGGTTGAAGTATCAAATTCAGCTTTTTTCTAAAAATTTGAGTTGACTATGAAATATTTCGATAAAACAGCCAAACTAGATATTGGAAATACTAGTTCCTTTCCAATTTAACTTTTAAGGAGTTCCCCATGGGTATCGCCCCAACACCACAGTTCCCAGAACGCGCACCTCAGATGTACGAAATGAAGATGTCAGGCAACCCTGAACGTCGCGGACCACTTCGTTTTGAGGAAGGTGTCGCTACTGACACTGACGTTCCAAACGATTTCCAGAAGGGCATCATGAGCGGCTTTGCAGCAGCTCCTGGTCGTCCAAACAGAAATGCACCAGTATGGCAGAAGCCAGCTGAAGAGACCCTATCTGAGCGTGCTCACGTAGGTTCAGCAGCATGGATTGAAGCACCAACATTCCTTGGTGAATTTGCACACGGTTCATTCTCGAACAATGCTGAGCAGATTGTTGAAACCAAGATTGTTTCGGGTGGACGTACAATGCGTCTTAACCCAACAGTAGTAAACGATTAATTAGGG